ATAATGGCTGAATTAGGAAAATCTGATGATGCCTTAGTTGCTGATACATACTCAGCACAAGCCGACCTTAAGGCAATAAATGATGGGTTATTTACACCACAGGATGATGCTCTGGATAATGTTGACAGTGCCATTACAGAGCTTGATAAAATTTCCACACAATCACTTGACCTTACAACATATGGTGCAGAGAATCTCATAGGTTCAGCAGTTGGTAAAGTATCTGATGTAACACCTGCCCCAGAAGCAGATAGATACACCAAGTTTGCGGAAGCCAAAGTAAATATAGCTATGGCAAGAGCCAGTGCTGCCAGTCAATATGTGGCTGCTTGTAATGGTCGTGTTGCCGTTGTTGAATCATTTATCAAAGTAGCCGCAGAACATATAAACCAGTCCAACTCCTTCATAGCCAATGCACAACAGTTAATTGCTGCTGCATATGGAAATATTGAGGCTGGAAATGGTTTTATTGCCATTGCTGATAGGTATATATCCGAGGCATCAATCCGTGTGAATAACAGTAATATTTATGTGGTAGAGGCTGATGGTAGATTTAATATGGCTCAGGCATATGTTAAGGAAGCTGAGTTATTGATATATGAGGTTGATAGACTAATCCAAAAAGCAGGTCAATACTCAGAAGTAGTACAAGGTGATTTGGTAATCAGTGATAGGTATAGGACAGAAGGGCAGTTGAGGCTTAATGAGTTTCATAATAAGTTACAAGTAAAATCCGAATACCGCAAGAGGACAAGCTCAGTACCTAATCGACAACCAGCATAGTAATGGATTGAGCCCGGCAAGTATTATTATTTTAAGGGGGCATTCAATCTTGCTATGAGGGGAGGGATAGAGAAATCCATCCTTCCCCTTATTATTTATTCCCATCTTGTCAAGTATTCCACGTCAATAGGAGTTTCAAAAGGTGCAATATGTTTCAGTACATTAAACTCATAATCAGGTACATACCCATCACAGATAATCTCATCGTGGATTTGTAGTACCATAGGCAGTTTCTTGCAAGCAATCAACCCTCGTTTAAGAATCTCAGCAGCAGTACCTTGAATCCTATAGTTAATATTTTTTCTATATATTCCATCAATCCCCTCTTCCTCAATATCAGGAAGTCTAATGTTTCTACCAAATAAGGTCTGTGCAGTTTTTGGTACTCCTTGATTAATTGATGATATCCAGTCTCCAACCCCACTAAATAGCTTGAATATATCTTCTCTAAGCTGTTTAGCACGCTCTATACTCTTAATATGAGCAGTTTCCATCAATGTTTGGTCTGTAGCTCCATAGACAAGTGCAAAGTTCACATTTTTAGCTGTACTGCGTGGGATACTGAGAAAATCTGCCGTCCTTTGATGTATATCTCCACCACTCTCATATATATACATCATTTCCCTATCCTGTGAGAGGTAGGCAAGGATTCTTAACTCCAACTGGCTCCAATCTACATCTGTAAATGTACCAGTATCAGGGACTAGGATACTTCTACAATTAGGGTAACCCCTCTCCACCTGTAGCTTTTTCCCAGGTATATTCTGCATATTCCTCTTTGTTGAGCTAGGTCTACCAGTAACAGCATCAAGGTGAAATCGAGTGGTAGCCCTATACTCATTAGCCCAAGGCTTGATATATGTTGAGAGGAGTTTAGAATATCCACGATAAGACAGGACTATACTTGCTAGAGGGTCTTCCATCTTTTCCAATACCTCAGATGCAGATGAGAGATTGGTTTTTTCCCTATTAGTATAAGGTAGTCTCCTAAATACATTATAAGCTCCTCGTTTAGCTAGGGTATATGCAACTTGTTGGGATGAACCTGGATTAAACCCCTCCTCATCACATAGTTTTTTATAGAAATCTACCTTTTCCTGTAAATCAATCTCAACACTAGCCCTCATCTCTTGGTCAATCAATAGCCCTTTAGTAGACATCTCAATACAGATAGGAACAACCTGCAATTCAATATCAAGGTAATCCCTATCTACCTTAGTAATAAACTTTTCATATAACCTATAAGTAGCTATACAGTCCTGCATACATTTTTTAGCCACTACTTCCTCAGGTACATCAAGGGTAGTCGCTCTAGTTGGTATATACTCTGACATACTATGGATTTCTGAATTGTGGACAAACTCCAAATCAGTTAAGGAATTAAACTTATAACAAAGGAGTCTGGACATAATATTGGTATCCATAATATTCTCATTGTCAATATCATATTCCAACATAGACATCATATCAAATATGCCATTGTGGTAGATTTTAGTTACTGATTTATCCTTCAATAAGTGCCAAGGAGTAACCAAACTCTCAGTAGGGAATAACACAAAATAGAAAGCATTGTTAGGGTCAATGGCTATTCCTACCCCAATCGCTGTTGTGTCTTTGAGACTAATGGTTTCCACATCCACTGCGATAAGGTTATGTTTCTGTTTGACAAGCATATCCGTGGCAAATCCAGCCTTAGGCTCAATTTCACCCATATAATAACAGTGGTTTTCCAAGTCAGATACAAAGTTCATAACTTTCTCCAAATCATAATATCCTCATCATCCACTGTAATCTCCCCTTTACTCCTTCTAATGTCTTGCCAAGGTCCACCCATCATCTCTACTTTGTGCCAGCTATCAAGGGTAAATCCAACTTGTCTGCATACCTTGTCAATCCACTTAGTCAAGTATACCCTCTCACCTTTTTCAATAAAGTCTTTTGTTACAATGGAAATGGTACCATTAGGGAGTAGAGATTGGTAGCAAAGCTTGTAAACTTTTTCCATTTCCTGATTGTAAATAAAGTTATTCATTAACCCTACATTCCCTGTAGTCTTTGCATACTCGGCAAATTCCTCATCATTTACCCTATACTTTTCACTCACAATCTTACTAGCCTTCTTTTGAGGTTTAAACACCACTCCATAAGGTGGAGAAAATGAGATGTGATTACAGGGAATAGGTAAAGCCAACTTACAATTGTTATGGATGAGGGTAACATTAGCCATATCGTGATTGGCTTGTAGATGAGCTAATACCTGTCTCTGTATGTTGTGGTACATCTGCTCAATCTCAATACAAATCACAGGTCTACCCATTGTTGCCGCTAACATTACTGTACCTGTCCCTGACATAGGGTCAAGTATAATCTCCCCAGGTTCTGATACATACTTAATTATTTCCCATTGAGTATATAGGTGCATTTTAGCCAGATGTTTCATTACCACTTCTGGAAATGTAGCCTTTCTCCAAGCTACATCATCAGGGAAAACTATCCAACCTTGCTCATTCCTCTCATAATCAGGTGCAAATATCATTATCAAACTCCATTTTTAATTGTATTTCTTTATGTTTACCAGCTTGACTATCCAAATGTTCAAGAGCCTCATTTACAATGTATAAGGATTCCAGTACAATTCTCACATCACTCTCACTGGGACAACTCATATAACCAGATTCCTTACTATTCATCTGTACTGTCTGGTATACTAACCTTACTAGCTTTTGGCTTAGTAACTGTTTTGGGTCCTTCTTCATATTCAATTTTAATTCCCTCCACATCAGATAGATAAGGTATTACCACAGCATCAGGGTCAGCATTTTTATTCATAAACCTATAATGACGAATAACCCTTGAGATAATCATACCTAGTTCTACCTGTCCAATATAGAATCTATCGTTTTCCATCTTACTTGTAGATTTGTTCATTGTTATCTCCCTATAGCACTAAATAATTTATTTACTGCTTTTAATCCTAACCTTTTTCCAGTCTCAGCATCCCCCACAATAGTTTCGGCAAGTTCCTCAGCAGGTCTGGATAGTACATACCAAAAAGTTCCATACCTATCTATAAGTGCTTTAGCTTTTTCCTCACCAATACCACCACCCTTAATCCCCATCAAACTGATGATGTGTGGGTTCTTTGACTCAATATATATTTTGTCCTTAATATACCTACGTAAAGTGGTATGTTCCTTTTTCTGACTATTCTGAAACAATGCTATCAAAGTCATTGCAGTGGCTATATAGTCAAAAGTCTCAACAATGGTTACTCCAGCTTTCTCTAACTGATTCTGCCAGGCTTTATACCCAGTATATGAACAGTTAAAAGTTCTACCAGGAACCATAATGTTTTTATCTTTTGCCTTATGCCAAATCTGTGTAGCAAGTTTTAACCCAAATACAGGTTGGCAAACACCCTCAATGAGTAGGATGGTTTCATCAACTCCATTACTTAATTCTCTCTGTAATTGTTCCTCAACATTATCCAAACTTGCTAATAACTCTCCAGTTTGCTTTCTTTCAACCTGCACTCTATGTCCATCACAAGCATACCACATATAATCAGCTATACCTTGAGGGTTTAACCCCATTCGTTGAACCTGTACAGATTGGGCAATTAACTCCTCAATCTGCTTAGGTTCAAAGGTATCCACCATTATCATAATTCGCCTCTCATCATTTTGGTAATGCTCTCAATTTTTTCGTATGTTGGTTCTTCAAGTACCATACCCTCAAGTTCTTTAACACCTGCCAATTCAATCTTGCAATAAGGTTTTCCAACCTCAATAACTTCTCCTTGCCTATTTCTTACTGCATCCTTCCAATAACAATATACAATCATATCGGCACTGTCTCCAAGAGTGGCGAATCCTGACCTCTCTCTTTTTCCAGTAGGTCCAGTAGCAATAGAACCATCCTTTTGAGGTATAGGTTTATACTCATCTCTGGCATGGTGAGTTAGAACAAGATGTTTACCAAATGACTTGGCATTATAATATATACCTCTTGTTCTACTGTTAGGTTCCTTATACTCAATCTGTTGTAATTGTTGGCGAAGAGGTTTCTTATCCTTATCCACATTTGTAACAGGGTCCATAGTCTGTAATTGCTTTTCCTGAATCTCTTGTAGGTAGGCATCATCAGTAACTGATTTAAGGATAGTGGCAGTATCAATAACAATAGTGGATATTTTAGGGTCTTGTAAGTGTTTGACATATGAGGCAGCAAATTTATAAAATAGTTCCTTCATTCCTACTACCTGTTTGCTTGGCTTCAATTCAAGTTTCGATGGGTCAAATGTACCAAAAGTAAGAGGGAGAGGATATGCCTCATAACTAATCTCACCATTATCATACCAAGTCTTGATGGGAAGATGAGGTAAATTCCTGCAAGCACGTTGAAACCCACCTATATCAAATTCCATATATACCATAGGTCTAGGGAATGACAATGCCAATGTACTTTTGCAGGATTTATCCTCACCCCAACAACCAAATATCATTGCTGTCCTCCATTAGCTATTATTCCTCTGCTACAGAAGTTCCATACATCACAATATTTTTTATCACATTTTCTGCCATCCCAACATTCTGAATTTGAACAAGGTTCATCCCAAAAATCCTGTTCCATAGCAGTTAATAACTCAGATTTTTTAAATTCAAAATATTCCTTAACATAATTATCATCCAATTCCTTAACATCAATTAGATATATTGGTTCAATTACTCCCCTACCAATTGCTATGTCAAGTTCACCATCTCTTACCGTAGCCTGTACTTGCATACGTTTGATAGTGATTCCCATTTCCTTAAGCATAATACGGTAATGATTAAGTTGGAGTTCTGCATCAGTGTTTTCAGCCAATGATGCATCTCTCCCAAATACAGGTTTCATCTTAGGGTCTCCAACTTTACCCCAATATCCTGCTTTCTTATAAACCTCACCTGTGGGTTCAGTTCCTATTTGGGTAAGTCCTAAAACCTTAGCTACCTTGTATGAACCCCATAATTTATAATCAGTAAGAACTAATTCACCATCCTCAAACTCCAACAAATCAATTACATCCCTATCAATATTGAGGGCTATTTCTGATGATAAGCCAAGTTCTTTTGCCATATTCTCCAGAGACTTGTGATGAATAGTACCTGCAATCATAAATGCCTTACTATGAGGTTTAATACAATAATCCTTTGTCAGTTTAAGAAATGAATACATAGTACCATTGATAAGTTGGGTAGTGCTTGGGTTATTATCCCAAGGTCTTTCCTCTGCAATCATAGCTAATGTGGGAAGAGTCAGACATCTTTTTCCTAACCTACATTTACATAGACATTCCTTAACCTCAACTGTTTGTCCA